GGTTAAATCTTTAGATGATTTACTATCTGCTTGTAATGTTGATTTAGATCATTGGGAAGTAGATAAATATGATATAGGTACTTATGAGGTAACTGGTTTTGATAATGACAGAAATCCTGTAACAGTTACTATGTTTAGAACAAAGGCTTTTCTTAAACCTATTAAAGCTGAGTTTAATATACAACAAGTAAGAGATAAGTTAATGGAGGATCTAAAAGACTTATCTGTAAAAGTAGACAGGAAAGAAAGAGTAAGGCCAGACGATAGAAATGACTTACACTTATTAGAGATATCTGCATTTGACTTACATTTAGGTAAGATAGGAATCAAAGGAGATGAATACAGTATGGAGATAGCCGAAGAACGTCTTTTTAGCGCCATAGAGCACCTATTGTATAGAGCCCAAGGTTATTACGTAGATAAGATACTTTTTATCGTAGGACACGATTTATTAAACTCTGATAAAGATTGGCCTATACCTGCAACAACAAGAGGTACGCCTCAATTTAATTCAGACTATCATATAGATATGTATAGGTTTGCTAGAAAACTTTTAATTAAAGCTATTAATAAATTAGCAGAGATTGCTGATGTTCACGTTATGGTGATTCCAGGTAATCATGATAGAGAATCTGTTATGCATTTAGGTGATACATTAGAACTTTACTATGAGGAGAATGATAATGTTAAGGTAGATAATAGTGATTGTTTAATGAAAGCTATACCTTATGGTAATAATCTTATTATATCCGATCATGGTGATGGAGCTAAAGCAGCTAGTCTTCCTGGTATTATAGCTCAGAGATTTAAGAACCTATGGAGCAACACTGTATATGTAGAGGTTCATAGAGGGCACTTCCATACTAATAAAGCAATGAAGCTGCAAGCCATAGAAGAACTTAATGGAATAACTATTAGGAATCTTTCATCTATGTCTGCAACTGATTATTGGCATGATAGTAAAGGTTTCATTGGTAATATAAAGAAAGCCCAAGCGTTCATCTATAGTAGACAGAACGGCTTACAGGGCATACTTAATTACAATGTATCTGTTTAAGCTATCTTAGCTACGATACTGTGGTCATAAAACAGGAAGTACTCTTTACCATCATCGTTTAAAGGCATAGCTCCCATTGGATCATATATTACATAATCTCCTTCTTTAAGGTCTTCTACTTTAGAGCCTACAGAAACTACTGTACCTCTATCTGGCATATCTGGAAGTATTTCAGTTAATATAATTCCTGAAGCTGTTGTCTCTTCTACTGCGTCTGGTAGTATTAGTACCCTGTTGTTGATTGCTTTGATCATAATTTAATTATTGGTTATCGTTTATTATTTTCCATCTCATCCATAATGATGTCTTCTTTTTCTATATTCTCATAGATTCTATCACGAGCTAAACCTCCTGTTCGTGTAACTACCTTATCCCTACTCATCTCATCCATCTTCCAAATGATTCTATCATTTTCTTTAGTCCTAAAAGTGCCTATTATAACACTCATTATTAAGAGTACCACAATCATAAATATTACTATACATATTATCATTTGCATTATCATCATTTGTTTAAAATATTTAACAACTGGTTGCTCGTGTATATGCGATTATCTCCCGAATAATTATCATATATACAAGTAAAATTATCTCCTTCCCAAGTCCATAAAGATTTAACATCATTCTTGATGTGTCCTTTCAATACCCACTTGATTGTTTTGTATGTTCTTTCCTCTTCTTTCATGTTTATTGTTTTTTGTTTATAAAACTAGTTATTACAAGTACGATAATTATAAATACTATATAGTACATTAATATTTTCATGGCCATATTACTACTATATTACCTTCCATTTCTTTAACGCCCTTATTAGTGAGAGGGTCTTTACTCTTTGTCTTTTAAATTGATGAATAAACAAGACACTTTCTTTGTCGTATCAGGGTGGCATCTGAAAACCACCCCTTTACTATTACTCAAGTCTGAAAAATTAAAAGCTTTTAGGTCTTACCCTTTATTGATTAATTATTTCCTGAGTATCTATTTTAAAATATATATCTTATTGTATTCCAAGGTATAAAGCTATTGTGTAAATCTACAAATTGTTTTATATAATCACGTTTTAATTTATAATTATATCTAACGTTTTCTCCACCATATTGAGATACTTTAGACTCTTGTATACTAGGCACCCACAAATCAATTTCTGTTGCAGGATCACTCTCTAGATTTACTATATGTTTCTTAAAGTTATGAGTTAAGAATATACATTCTGACAAAACTACTTCTTTGTTAATGACATGGCTATTTAGTAATTCAAATAATTTAATATAATCTTCTAGCCATCCATCATAAACTATGATAGGTGAAAAGTTAACATGTACATCATATCCAGCATCTATAAATCTATCTATAGCTTTTATTCTATCTATAATTTTAGATGTATTTGGCTCATGTATATCAGACTTAACTTGAGGCATTAAACTAAATCTAATACGTATTTTGCCTTCAGGGTTAAATGATAGTAATTTATTGTTTACATACTTTGTGGCAAAACTTCCCATAATATCTGGATGATCTTTGAAAAATGTAAATATTTTTTCCCACTCGTGATGTTTAGCGTGTAATGCAAAATCTTCGTTACAACTTATATCGTAAGTAGTATATTTTTCATGTGTTTGATTAGGCTTGTCTACAACAGCGAAAGCAGCATGGCTATTTATTTCAGTTAGAATATCTTCTGTATTAATAGCAACAGATAACCCAGTAGGTTGATGGCGCTTCATATAACAGTACGAGCAGTTATACAAGCAACCATAACCAAAACTAGGAGATATAAAATCTGTAGATCTACCCGAAGGCCTGATCTTAAAACTCTTTCTAATTACTTTTTTTATCATGATTCTTAATCTTTTTTCAAAGATTATTCTTGATGTTAAGTTTTAATTTTTCTAATTCAAATTCTAGATGAGCTATTGCCTTAGTAATACAAGCAACAGGCGTATCGTGCTTCCTATTTGAACGCAACAGATATGTGACGGCGGTTGCACAATTATAGGAAAGTTCAAAATCCTCTACTACTTTTCTAGCCTCATAGCCATGATATCTACCTATATAATAACTAGGTATTCTATTGTCTACATCTTTAATAATTGTAGATCCATTTCTTCCTTCTTCGTAGTACAAAGAATTATGTGAGAGCTTCGTCATATCTACTTTTCTGTCTAAGTGATGCTTCGGTAACTCTTACCTTAGCTATTGATTTCCATTTATTCTTATAATAACTTGTTGGCTGTTTAAAGCCAAACATCATTCTAAAGCTACCAACAGTATCTGGACAATATGTTTTCTCTTTTACTGGCATTAGTCTAGTTTTGTTTTAAAGTGATCAATTATTTTATTCATCTGTCTTTTATAGAATAAATCAAATTCTACATACTCCATTTCACCTGTATCACCGTTTAAGGTTTTAGGTTGTGTTTTTTCCCAGAGCTTATACATAACCCCTCTCATTCTTTGACTAGGTGTCTTTTCGCTAAACTCTGCGTTAGATGTTGCTTTTTCAACTGCATCTATCTGATCTTGATTGATAGTGTTTGTTGATATTAATACGTAACCAGGCTTCTTGATTAGGCTAAATACATTAACCATTGTTTCACTAGGAAGCTCAGGAGTACCCACGTAAATACGTAGGCTCCCGTCTGCTAATGTACTAACTTTATCAATACCTCCTTCAAATACCACTGAATTTTTCATAATATATCTTCACTCATTATATGTATACTCCTTTCTGACTTCTTGTCTAGATAGTCAAACCCTTCTCCTGGCCAGTAGTCGTTCTCTATACAGTACTTATATACTTCTAAGTCTCTGTTATAAAGTTCTCTACCTTTATCTAATAAGTCATCACCAAGTTGTATAATATTTATACTGAATGGTGGACTCTTTTCTATAGCTACTATATAGAACTCGTCTGCTCTTACAGCGTCCATATAGAATGCTGCTTGCTTATAGTACTTAAACTTCCTTACAGAGCTTGCAAATCCATTGTATGAGCTATCTTGTGTTGTCTTAAGATCTACTATTATATTAGCATCTCTATTAAACACATCTAACATGCCTCTACATTTAACTCCATACTCTTCATTTTCCCAAGCTATTATCTGCTCCTTATCTCCGTTAGTCAATAAAGCCTTAGCATCAGAATCTCTCATTAGCTTATCAGTCATTTGTTCTACAAGATGATATTCTTGTTCTGTAATTACAGTCTTAAACATATTTGCTTTAACAAATTCTGCTGAATCTATTTTCCCTTGTTTAGTTCTTTTATCAAACTTAGGTGATACTGCATACCTTTCATTAAACTCTTCTGGCTGCAGTACATTCATATGCAATGCTGATCCGAATTTCATTGCTGGTGTTGAAGGCTGTGGATTATCCATTGCAAACCTAAAGTATTCTGGTGATTTACCAGTGAGGTTACTAAGC